TCCCGCGGCTGAGCTATAAAGAAAAGTTCTTTGAGTCGGGCGTTCTTCTCTGTGAAAATCCGGGCGAACAGTTTCAGGCAAAGGTACGCTTCACTAACCGGAAGCCCAACGGCGCGGTCAATGTAGCGCTGGAAGCCCAAGCCAAAGACGACTGTATACAGGCTGTTTTCAACTGGGGAAACAGCAGTGCGGTGACTTATAGCGGCAAACTGGCGGCCGTTACGCAATTCATCCGCGAATCGGTTCGGGAGACAGACGGCGGCAAACAACACCTAAGGTCCGCCCATAAAGGCAGGAAAGACATTCCCGCCTTGAAAACAATCGTCAATGTTCAGGAGACAGACGTAATCCTCAACGACACCATCTGGAAGATACACCCTTCGCAGATCGTGGTCGATTCGGGAAAGATACATGTCAACAACTTCTATTTCAGCCACAAAGAGCGTCATCTGCGCATCAACGGAACCGTTTCCGAACAGCCTCAGGACACCGTACGCCTGAATCTGAAAGAGATTAATATAGGGTACGTATTCGATATAGCCGACTTAGGTGTCAACTTCAAAGGCGAAGCCACAGGCCCTGCGTATGCCAGCGGCGTACTTAAAAAGCCGGTAATGAGCACCGACTTATTCATACGTAACCTCGGTCTGAACGAAGGCCTGCTAGGTGATGCCAACATACATGGCGAATGGCATCACGATGTGAAAGGCATCTATCTGGATGCCCGCATCCGCGAGAAAGACATTGCCAAGAGCCACGTGTACGGCTACATCTATCCCATAAAGCCTACCAGCTCACTCGACCTGCAAATTGAAGCCGACAGCACCAACCTGAAATTCATCCATCATTACATGCAGAGCATCACTCCCGAATTCAACGGGCGTGCCAGCGGCCATGTCCATTTCTACGGCAAATTCAAAGCGCTGACCATGGAAGGGCGTGTATTCGGCGACGCTTCCATTAAAGTGGATGTGCTCAACACCACCTTCTCCCTGAAAGACAGCATACTCATCGAGCCCGGCGGACTGACCTTCCGCAACAACCGCATCTTCGACACGCAAGGGCATCAGGGAAGAGCCAACGGTTACCTGCACTACCAGCACTTCAAGAACCTGGAATACCGCTTCCAGTTCGACGTCAACAACATGCTGGTAATGAACACCAAGGAATCTCCCGACTTCCCCTTCTACGGCACAGTCTACGGCACAGGCAACGCCACCATTGCCGGCAATGCGGCAGAGGGCGTCAACATAGACGTAGCGATGACCACCAACCGCAACACCAACTTCACTTATATGAAAGAAGGTATTGCTTCGGCCGTCAGCAACCAGTTCATACAGTTTGTGGACAAAACGCCGCGCCGCATACTGCAAGACTCCGTCATGCTGGCATCGGAATACGAGCTGGCCCAGAAAGAAGTTCTGGAGAAAGAAAGCGATACCGACATCCGGCTGAACCTCCTGATAGATGCCACCCCGGATGCCACCATGAAAATCATCATGGATCCCGTTGCCGGCGACTACATCAGCGGAAAAGGTACGGGAAACATCCGCACTGAATTCTACAATAAAGGAGACGTGAAAATGTTTGGCAGCTACCGCATCAGTCAGGGAGTTTATAAATTCAGCTTGCAGGAAGTTATCCGCAAGGACTTCATCATCAAAGACGGCAGCACCATCACCTTCAACGGCCTGCCGCTGGATGCCACCCTCGACATCCAGGCAAGTTACCTTGTGAACTCCGCTTCGCTGAACGACCTTGTTCCTGATGCCAGCAACTACGTCAACCAAACCAGCATCAAGGTGAACTGCCTCATGGCACTGACCGGGCAACTCACTTCACCGGACATTAAAATGAGTCTGGAACTGCCCAATGAACGTGATGAAGTGCAAGCACTGGTGCGCAACTACATCCCAACGGACGAACAGATGAACCTGCAAATACTCTATCTACTGGGTATCGGCAAATTCTATACCCCGGAGAATGTGGACGCCACCGGCAACTCCAATATGATGTCGAGTGTGCTGTCCTCCACCCTTTCCGGACAACTGAACAATGCGCTCTCACAGATCATCGACAGCAACAACTGGAACTTCGGCACAAATTTCAGTACCGGAGAAAAAGGCTGGACCGATATGGAGTTCGAGACGATGCTCTCCGGACAACTGCTGAACAACCGACTGCTCATCAACGGCAACTTCGGCTATCGCGACAACCCGATGGCCAACACCAATTTCGTGGGCGACTTCCAAGCCGAATGGCTTGTGAACCGCTCCGGCGACATACGCCTGAAAGCGTATAACGAAACAAACGACCGGTATTATACCAAGACCAACCTCACCACCCAAGGGATAGGCATCATCTTCAAAAAGGATTTCAATAAATGGAATGAGCTGCTCTTCTGGAACAAATGGAAACTGAAAAGGCTGAAGAAGCAACCGGCTGAAAAGAGCATGGCTACGGACAGCATTTCACCCAAGATGTCCCGCCCGGAAGTGCAATCCAAACGGGAAAGACCGCAATAATTTCTCTTCGCCGTACTGTATTGTTTATCAACAGTGTATATGTACCAATAAATACCACCGTCTGGTACTGCTCGTACCAATAAGTGGTAGGACTTGTACCAACCATTGGTACGGACAATACCACTGTGAGGTACGAGCCGTACCAACGGTTGGTACAGACCAAAAGTAAAAGAACGGAGTTGAACTATCCCCAAAGAATAAAAAAAAGGAGGGCTTTGTCAAAAACAGATAGTGGAATCTCATTTTGACAAAGCCCTCAGTATTATGCTTACCTCACAGGATGAAAGCCATATTCATCCCGCAGAAATAAAAACACCTTATTATTAATAAGAACGTGCAAATATCACGCGGCAAGCAGACGGTTTGCCGGTCACCATACACTTGCCCGGCTCTTTGTCGCCCGGCACGAAAGACTCAAACGGAATACAGCGGATAGTGGCTTTGGTTTCTTCCTTAATCTTCTCTTCTGTTTCGGTGGTTCCGTCCCAGTGAGCCAGAATAAAGCCGCCTTCTTCAATCTTTTCTTTGAATTCGTCGTAGCTGTCTACCGTAGTGATGCGGTTGTTGCGATAGTCCAACGCTTTCTTATAGATATTTGCCTGAATCTCTTCGAGCAGGTCTTTCACGTATTCTTCGATGCCGTCGCAAGAACGGGTTTCTTTTTCCAGCGTATCGCGGCGCATTACTTCCATTGTGTTGTTCTCCAAGTCACGACCACCCATAACCAGACGAACGGGAACACCTTTCACCTCATAGTCGGCAAATTTGAAGCCCGGACGCTTGTTGTCGGCATTGTCGTACTTCACAGAGATACCCATGGACTTCAGTTTGGCCACGATGCCGGCCACCTTCTCGTCAATCTTGGCAAGCATCTCGGCATTCTTATAGATAGGCACGATAACCACCTGTATCGGAGCCAAGTGTGGCGGAAGCACCAGACCGTTGTCATCGGAATGTGTCATGATAAGCGCACCCATCAGGCGGGTAGATACTCCCCATGAAGTAGCCCATACGTATTCCAATTTGTTTTCTTTGTTTACGAACTGCACATCGAAGGCTTTGGCAAAGTTCTGTCCCAAGAAGTGTGAAGTACCGCTTTGCAAAGCCTTGCCGTCCTGCATCATCGCTTCAATTGTATAGGTGTTGAGGGCGCCGGCAAAACGTTCGTTGGCCGATTTCACACCTTTAACAACGGGCACTGCCATGTACTTTTCAGCGAACTCACCATATACGTTCAGCATCCGTACAGCTTCCTCTTCGGCTTCCTCGCGGGTGGCGTGGGCTGTATGGCCTTCCTGCCACAAGAACTCGGCGGTACGCAGGAACAGGCGGGTACGCATCTCCCAGCGGAATACGTTTGCCCATTGGTTACACAGGATAGGCAGGTCCCGGTAAGAGTTTATCCAATTCTTATAGGTGTTCCAAATGATAGTTTCCGAAGTGGGACGAATGATGAGTTCCTCTTCCAGCTTTGCAGCAGGGTCTACCACTACACCGCCACCGTTCGGATCGTTCTTCAAACGATAGTGTGTCACTACGGCGCACTCTTTGGCAAAGCCTTCTACGTGCTCCGCTTCGCGGCTGAGGAATGATTTCGGGATGAGCAAAGGGAAATAAGCATTTACATGCCCTGTCTCCTTGAACATATCGTCCAGCTGACGCTGCATCTTCTCCCAGATAGCGTATCCGTAAGGCTTGATTACCATACATCCACGCACAGCCGACTGTTCTGCCAAATCGGCCTTTACCACCAACTCGTTGTACCACTGAGAATAATTCTCACTACGTTTGGTAAGGTCTTTCAATTCTACTGCCATTTTATTTTGTTTTTAAAGTTTTCTATTCGGGTTCATATTAAACGGAGTGCAAAAGTACAAATTTCTGTGCGAAAAGCGTTTATTATATAAACACTATTTTTTGCAGACTTTATGGACACAGGCTTTTTCCTCTTGAAGAGCTGTCTTAATCAACCGCTTACGACAAGCATACAGGCGCCCTAAATAGATGTTAACTTATTACATCCTAATAAGTTAACATCGTGCCGCTACGAAGTTAACATCGTACGGTTATTATATTAACTTCCTAAAACATCAACACATGCCAATACATTATATATAACTACAAAGCATCAACACATGCCAATATTATGAAACTGAAGAGTGCAGCCTACCCCTAAAACAAAAGTCAGATAGCAATCTTACGATAACTATCTGACTTTCCATTAAGAGCGGCAAGCGAGGTTCGAACTCGTGACCCTCAGCTTGGGAAGCCGAATTTTACATAGCATAACTATCTAAAAAACAATAAATTATAAACCATAAATAAATCATTTGCATACTAATTGCATAGTGCTTTCTTTACTTATGCAATATCTTTAATTTATGAACTTCCCTGATATCATATACCTTGCACTCATTTTTAGGCGTAACCTCTTGGCTTTCTCTTAACATTCTTACTTCGTTTTCAAGGGCATCTACTCTCTTGGACATTATTACATACGCATCCAGAATATCCGATATGTACATTGCTAAGTTGGCATCATTCATAATATAGTTATCGTTTGTTTTTGAAAAGTAAGAAATAAACAAGATATGTTATATTATTGTTCTTAAAATAAACCATGTTTGTAAACATAGTTTTCAATCATAATTTATGATATTTCGAGTATTAAAATCAATTATTACGCACTCTTGGTTGAAGCCTTTCTTTCGCTTAGCCCAAGCTGTTCTCGCATAATTTCGTTCTGCCCTATTAACTTATCTATCTCGGACTTCATTCTCTCTATTTCGGCCTTTAAATTAGCAATCTCCTTATCCTTACTTGTTATCGTATCCTTGTACATCTTCTGAGATTGCGATGCAATGTTTTCAGATGTGCTCTTTTCTGTGTCAAGAAACATATCCCCCTTTCCGGTAAGGATGTAGTTGGCGTTGACTTCGGGGTAGGCTTCGCAAAGCTGAACTATTATATCACCAGATATAGCCTTAGTAACCCCTTTTTTGTAATGGGATATTTTAGCTTGTGCGTTTTTCACGCCACAATCTTTTTCAAGCACGTATGGCCCAATATTTAGACCTTCCATAACCTCTAAAAATCGTTCACTTGTAGTCATAGTATAATATTTTAAATTATTTATATTCAAAAAAAGTTTTGTACTATAAAATATTATAGTATCTTTGCACCCGTTGCAAGTCAAGAGGCAACAGATGCAGATTAAATTAAACAATCGCCCTAACGTAGGCCTCTCTATATGGAAATCCGTTGCCTCTTGACTTTAGCAACGGATTTTTTTATGTCAATATATGAAACAGATGTTATATTTAAATATAGGACTTGCAGAGCAGGCAATCAATGATAAACGATTTATTGAAGCGCTTGCTTTTTCTGTGCTCGTCAAACTAACGTTTGTTTCATCAAGAATACAATCGGCTACTGTCAGCAAGTGTAAGGACTTATTTGGTATTGGGTCAACGAGAATGTGCCGTATAATCAATAGCGGCATTGAATACGGCTTACTGAAACGAGACAATAAAGATCTTGTAGCCACTTCGCTTAAGAGAGAAAAATCATATCATATCAGGTTAGACTTTGAATGTAAGACATATAGTCGAACAAAAGCTTTGATGAGCGATAGGCCGAAATCAGAGCGAAGCCCGATTGTATGTCAATACTCATTGAAAGATATTATAGACATTATCAGGAAGTCTGTATTGCTTAACCATATAAGCAAGCAATCAGACTGTGAAGATACCATTAACATAGCTAAGGGAAACGCGAAGTCTATAAACCAGCTTCGGAAAGCCCGCAAAAAATGTAAGCGTATGCTACGTACAGATAATGCCTTTACCGGATTGAGTAGAAAGCGTATAATGGATATAACCAAAGTATGTAAGGCGAAAGCCAAACGCCTTATTGACGGACTGTGTTTAAGTGGACTTGTAAGCAGAGTTGAACAGTCTGTTCGTGTATGCTTAAATTATTCAGACTTTTCTCCAAAGCTGGCAAACAGCTTTTATAAAGAAACTGGTCTGAATGGTTACTTATACAGGAGTGGTAGCGAGATTCGTTTGCGCGTATCAAACAGGTATGTTTATTCTTGCGATCTGATAACGTTTAAACTTTAATTTTTATGCCATATTCCCAAAAAAGACCACTAAAAACATAGCGTAGCGTATGCACACGTGACGCGATACGCATCATGCGTATGATTATATAATTAATAATTTAATATATACACCAAGACAATGAGTAAATATATAGCATATACAGACGGAGGATGCCAAAACACATCAGTGTACGGGGAAGGCGGTTCAGCCTATCTGATAATCCATAAGGGAGAAGTTGTAAAAACCGCTTCAAAAGGTTTTCTTTATACAACCAGCAACCGTATGGAGATGCTTGCTATTATAAGTGCCGTTTGTTCCGTCCCGGAAGGTTCTGATTTAATCGTATATTCAGACAGCAAATATGCAATCAACGTCTTTTCCGGTATTTGGAAGCCGAAGAAAAATAGAGATTTGATAATCAAATACAACGAGCGTGTAAAGGCTCTTAGCTCTGTATATTTCCGGTGGATAAAAGGACACAATGGAGACAAATACAATGAATTGGTTGATTCTATGTGTACAAACTCCATTAATGAGATAGTCCAATTACACAACCTCCCAAATGACAGGTTTAAAAAAGTGAAAGTACAGCTATCCTTTAAATTTAATTAATAACCGATTGTATCAACATTTCAAAGATCGAATTATGAATTACAAAGAATTTAAAAATCCAGTAGTTGCCAAAAGCATGAAAAAGGCAAGGAAAGCGGCAGAAGTGAACACCCTTAAATGGATGTCTAATGTGTCTGAAGGCCTTGATTCTGAGTTAAAAACGTTGAAACGCCTTTCTGCGCAAATAGCAAAAGGGGAAATCGCTTTTTCAGAAGATTACAAAGATTGCCCCTCCGCAATCAAAGCCAATATGTCATTGTACGCATCCGATTTGATGAGAATTGCTGCACTTCTTGAATTTCTTATCATTGAGTCGGAAGAGATCGATGAATAATATCTAATATTTTTCCAATATTGGAAGCTAAATCAGATATATTGTTCATTCCGCTTATTACGCTATTTATTTTGCCAATTGCAGTTTGGGATAGTTCTTTTTGAACCCTTTCAAGCTGCAATTGCAAATTTTGAAGACCAGCTACATAAGCATCTTTTTCCATGCAATACCCACCATATTCCTTTTTCTTGTGTATGCCATATAAGAGTTTATACGTATCTCCATATCCGCGTTGCTCTATTAGACCATCCTTTTTAAATTCTTCTATAATATTTTTATATTGCCCTTTACTTATATTTAGCAAACAAGACACATCTTTATAATCCAAATGAACTATCTCCTCTTCATCTTTTCTATCAAGCATCAAATCGATCACAGCATCCATGTTTTCTGATGTAATCAACGTCGGATATTCTTTTTCCTTTTTGGGCATTGATCTAAATCCGTTCATAACAACATAGTAATCAATTGTTTACATAAAATATGTTTTATAACATATTGTTTGCTATAAAATATTATAGTATTCCTGTTGTTGCTATAATATTTTATAGTATCTTTGCATTGTTGTTAATCAACAAAGCGGTTAACAACGTTACAAATCAATGTAGATACAAAGATAATAAAATAAATAAAGAAAACAAATATGAAGTACGATTTATCAGACATAATGAAAAGAGCTCATAACCTTTATAAGACAGGTAAATACACTTGGTCTGAAAGTTTGAGAAAGTCTTGGAAAATGGCAAAGTTTACTCTTCGTACAAGAGAGGAAATTGCCAACATGGTAGATTATAAATCTATCGACAATAAGGCTTTTGCTGATAAATTGAGAAAAGAGCACGAAGGGTGGAAACCAGCCGAAAGAAGTAAGTATGATGACTTCTCCGCTCCTGTATCGGCTTATTATACAAACAATAATAGAGGACGATTCGGTTCTTGCTTTGTAGGTGATTAATACAATAATATATAAACATGAATGACATTAAAACAGTAGCTGTAAAAAAAATATCTCCGGCAGATACATTGAAAAGCATAAAGGTTGGTGATACGGTGATTATAAAGGATAAGCATGTAAAGTCCAATGTGGCCCGATCCACTATATCAAGGTTGTCAAAAAAGGGATACTCTTTTTATTCAAAGAGCTGTCCTGAAGGTTTAATAGTAAAAAGACTTCAGTAATATATTATCATTATGAATAACAACAAAGTATTCAAACAGATAGCTGTATTCGCTTTAGGCTTTACAGGATTCTTTTTCCTTCTCGGAATAGTTGGAAAATCTGATTATAATGAAGAGGTCATATACAATATGACAGAAACAGCTTACAATGTTATTGTAGATTCCCTCGGTGAAGGTTGCAGCGATACGCAGATCGTGAAGACTTATTTAAGCAACAAAGATTACTACGATAGTTTAAACTGGTAAGGTATGGGACGCTCAAAAAACACTGGAAAGGTAGAGCCGGTAAACAAACTATGGCTCTCTGCCAAAGAAGCAATGGCATACTTAGGATGTGGAGAAAAACTGTTGGAAAAACTAAGGAATAATGCCGAAATATCATTTTCAAAATACGACAGGCGTACTATATGGTACGAACTGAGAAGTATTGAAAGATTCATAGAAAAAAACCGCGTTGTGTGAATAACGCTCCTTCCTCTTAGCTCAACGGTTAGAGCATCGCTAAGGTTATTTGTTCGTAAGGGTTTAGCGTTTCCGGTCTGTTCCGGTTAGCGATTGTTGCACGTTCGATTCGTGCAGAGGAAGCAAGATATAGGCGAAACCGATGAGCCAAACATTCGGGATGGGAAGTTTAACCCTCAAAAATGAAATCGTGTTCAGGGCACGTAAAATTAGCCTGCGCCGATAAGCAGTATATCTATTATACACATAGCCGAAGCGATGTATAGCGTGTAAGCAACCGATTGCCAAGACTGTTCATTGAGAGATGAATACGAGCATAAGGCAGCAGCGTGACTAAGTTAGTGAACATACTACAACAGTAGTCTATGTATCAGCGCGGAAAATCGTCCGTTGACCGTTAAAGTATGATGTTTGGGCGTCATTATCGCTGATACTATTATATATTCTCGTGGCTCACCGTAAGGCGAGTGGTAAGGCTTAACATCGGAACGCTCACGAGAACAATTACTAATCTAAAACAAAACTTAAATGAATATAAAAAATGGGTATTTTGTAAACTCAATAGAAAATACTCAACAAAGTATTGAAGAAAGGACAGGAAGAAAGGCTGCACAGATACCCATTCTCTTGGATTCTCCGAATAAGAGATATTATATAACTGATAGTGGCGATGTATTTTTTTGTAAAGTAATTGCTAATAAATGCTTTATAATTCAAAGACATCACGAAAAGCGGAAGTTGTCAGAAAAGTTTGTAAGATTATCTATCGGAGCGAAAAAAGAGATACATGTAACAGTAGCGCAATGTGTATATAATGCCTTTAAAGCTCAAAGATGGGTGGATTTAAGACCTAAATATAAAAATGGCAATAGTAATGATTATACGTTATCTAATTTGTATATATCCAATGAAGAGAATGTTATTATAGATATAAGCGCAATGAGCAATTGTATTTCGCTATATAAGAGTTCTTTTAAACGTATATGCAGTTATTTATCATTTAGTTATGGATTATCAATGCAGGACTCGGAAGATATAGTTCAGGATGCATTCATATTTGTGACTTGTAATAGAAGCAATAGTGATATATTGGCTACTTGGATATGGTATTGCAAAAAGAGAGCTGTAGATTATATAAATCATATAAAAAAGTTTTGTGAACTCAAATTTGATATTTATTACCAAAATAATGAATTTGAATTTCCAATATTCGGTTTGCTAAAAGTAAAAAAAGATAGGGACATAATGGCTATGCGATGTAATGGTTATAGCAATGAAGAGATAGCAAAATTATTAAATATTAGCAAAGGGAATGTCGAAGCCAGGATTTCACGGTCTATCGCTTTGATAAGAAATATTTTAAAAAGAGATATAGCGTATTATGAAAAAAGAAGAAGTATTTAGTCTTTTCAAGATAGAGGATTTGAACGAGTTACCCAATGCAGTAATGCGCATTATCGAAGGAGATATTAGAGAGCGTAATATAATCTATCACGAGTTAATGCTAATGAATGGTTATGATATGTCGTATGATTGGTTTCAAAAATTGTATGAAAACGAATTATCGGAGCGAAAACAAAAGAAACAGGATTTTACGCCGAATACTCTTGGAGTTTTGTGTTCCAAACTCACAGAGCAATTAGGTTCAATTCACGAACCGACCGCCGGCAATGGCTCTATGATTATTGCAGATTGGTGGCAGCGTTGTCGCAAGTTTCTTCCATATGAGCATTTTCCATCTCAACACATAGTGACAT